CATAATAAGAAGCTGGTATTTCAATGTCGGACAAACGTAGACTCACCACATTTTTATATTCGACTGGAATGTCAATGTCAAACACGGTTGAAGATGGCCATTTTGTAATGTCACGGTCTTCGGAATGAACCGAAAGCATTTTTTTATTCACAACAAATTGCATTACTCTATTTGTTATTTTTTTTTTAGTTCATACAATGTATGGATAACATTGTATGGAACATTGCGGGTGGCATAGGGATATCGGGTCTACTCGTTGCACTCTTCAACATACGTCAAGCCCTTTTGTTGGGATTGGGGATAGGTTGGCTCTCCCTTTTCTCCATCTTGGTATTGTCTTTCCCTCCCTTGCAAGAGACGACGCTATGGGCGTTCATAGTAAAGGTATTGTCCGCCTTGGGAAATATCCTTTTTTTGCTCGCATTGATGGGCTTTTACATCCTTTATTGTGTATATGAAAACAGAGAGTACATTGCCGATGGAGATATGCCAGACACGTGGTATTTATTTTCGTATTTTGTGGTAAGTACCTTTGGATTGAATCTGATCGCCATCGTCTCGTATGCCAAAGAGAAAAGTTCTGGCTATAAAGCCCTTTCCTTGTTATTGACCACCTTTACGATTGGGTTTGTCTTGATTGAAACCATTATTTGTTCTTATTTCCGAACAGACGGGTTTTTAGTCTAATCTATACACTTGTATACGATACCATAAGAGGTTTCATTTTCCCATATCCCAGAAATTTTCAAGATCGATCTGGGGGTACGTGCAATTTGTTTTTCCACGCTATAGATGGGTGTTTTAGAGGAAGTGTACAATTGTAAAAGGTCTCTTTCGATGGCACAAATGTCTTTGATAGATTCATTACGAATATAAATAAAAAGTCCATTGAAAGTCACCTTGTCGGTAGAGTACATCATTCGAACAAAAACGCCATCCACCATTGTATTCTTTACCGCGGGTAAGAATAGGATATATTGTCGATTATATTGGGTTAGCGTAATCGCCAACATCATAAGTGTGTTGGCTAGTACTATTTATATTCATTCATCAATCTAAAAAAATGTCGCGGAATTAGACCAACAAGCGTTCTGCCGCGGCCATGGCCTTCGTGAATTCTTCTTGGTATGCGTTGCATTTTTGCACGACATGGGTAAACTTTTCTTGATAGCCGGCGGCTATTTCGTTCACCCTGACCTTCAGTTTATCGGCTTCGACTTTGTCAAGACTTCCGATGGCCGCGAACATCGCGGCTTCTTCTGCTCTTGTCTTTGTCAATTCCGCGTTAAAGGTGGCACGGGTTGACCGTAGTTCAGCGCTCTTGTTTTCGGCATGATTCTTGAATTGTTCAGCGAGTTTGGCGGTTTGAGCGGCGTAGTCTTCCAGGACCGTTTTCGCCGGGTAGATTTCGTCCTCGTTGGATTCAGGGTTGCAGAGGGCATTGACCGCGTGGACGAGTTCGGCTCCTAGCCTACGTTTATCGTCATATTCTTCACGCTTTTTAAATGCGTGTCGATACATGATATCGGCGTCTTCCAATTGCATCAGTGCGTCTTCTGCCTCTGCAGAGTTCATCTTTTCCAGAGCTTTAATGTAACCTTGGGCGGTCATTTGTAAATCCTTTCTATGTAATAAACACACCGAATCGTTTCAATTTTAGAAAAAAGAGACTCTCTAATAGTGCATGTAGGCCATTCTGTCGAGTAACACGTCGTGAGACTCGGACTGGTGATACCATTCGTTGCAATAGGCTTCAAAATCCGTTTCAGATGTCAAAGCAATGTAGTGGTCTGCCATTCTCACGAAATCGTGATAAGTATGGACATTCCACACGCGCATAGCCCATTCATCAAATTCAGTTTTGTACCCAGGCTTGAGGGAATATGCGTTGACGGCGTCTTCAACCGCTTTCATAAGTGCGGCGACATCCGCTCGAGAGGTTTTGTCGATGACCTTGATGAGAAAATCACTCATGGTCGTTTGTAGTCTAACCTATATTGTAACGTTTCAATTTTGTGGGTTCAAAAAAGGGAGGTCTTACACTAAAATTTCAAGATCTTCCAATTTCCAATATTCAATGGTACCATTGGGAATAGGTCGTTTGATGATAAACGGCAGTTTTTTCTGGTGCAACTCTTCCTTGGCGATTAAATAGCTGTCAATGAGTGTATCTGGAACCTTGATAAAGAGCGAGGCGCCTTGCTCTACTTGTCCCGCACGAACTCCGAGTATGCGCGTGTACTCGTATTTCGTCAAAATGGGAAGAGTTCTATGCCGAGGGTCGGCAATGTTTTGCTTTTCATCACGTAGAATACTGCATAGGGCGAGCACTTCTTCGTAATTGATGTGTTTTTCCTGTGGGTGCGTGTCTCCGATAAAGGTAGGAGATTTCAGGATTTTCTCTACTTCCATCTTTTCAGTCGTTTCATCGACGAGTGGGTCTAGACAATATTCTTCGATGGAATCTTCATCGGGTATGGATTCATTCTCGCTTTCATCCGTTTCATCGTAGACTTCTTCTTGAATATCTTCTTCGTCGCTCATCTTATGATTATGTAAGAAGATATATTTATATTCAATTTTTATCCGTTTTCCACACCGTATCGCAGATTGGACAGAGATAGGCGTATTTCAAATCCACATTATCGTATCGTATGTAGATAATGTCGCGAGCCAATTTATGGTTTTCGCAATCGGTCTTCGGACAAGGCATCCCTTGAATCCTTGGAAGGGTGGGATCCAATTTGGTATATTGATTGATGGCACTTGTATATGGAGCCTGTTTCGAAAAGGACAAGGAAGATACGAGTGTCGTTCCTTCACTACTTTTGCGTTGAAACCCGCACTTTTTGCACAAATGAATAAGGGACATTTCGTCCTCGAGATTACTCAAGTACAACATATTGTCGCATACTTCGCAGAACTCCATGGTATACTTTATGATAGATTTAATTCTTCATATCAATTTTTTTACGTTTAACTCTATCTTTTTCTATTGGAAAGAGATATCATGACGTTAGAACTCAAAAAATTTGATATGCGTTCGATTCGATTCAAGTCTACTGAAAATTCCGGTCCAGTCGTCGTTCTGATTGGACGGCGTGATACAGGTAAAAGTTACTTGGTACGTGATTTACTTTTCTATCAACAAGACATTCCTATTGGAACGGTGATTTCGGGGACAGAAGCTGGAAACTCTTTTTATAGCGACCACGTCCCTAAACTGTTTATCCACGAAGAGTATAGCAGTGGAATCATTGAGAATATTTTGAAACGCCAACGTCAATGTATGTTGCAGGTCAATGAAGAAATGAAAGTGTACAAAAAATGTAACATTGACCCTAGAGCTTTTTGCATCTTAGACGATTGCTTGTACGATGCTGGATGGACCAAAGATAAGTTGATGCGACTCCTCTTTATGAATGGACGCCATTGGAAAATTATGTTGGTCATTACGATGCAATATCCATTGGGTATTCCGCCTAATTTACGTACGAACATCGATTACGTGTTCATCTTAAGAGAACCTTACATCAACAACCGAAAACGTATTTATGAAAATTATGCAGGTATGTTTCCAACCTTTGAGTCGTTTTGTCAGGTCATGGATCAGTGTACCGAGAACTATGAATGTTTGGTCATCAACAACAATTCCAAAAGTAACAAACTAACCGATCAAATCTTTTGGTACAAGGCAGAACCCCACGCCAATTTTAAATTAGGGTCCAAGGAATTCTGGGAACTTTCCAAGAATATGCCGGCGGAAGACAAGGACAAATACGACCCCAAGGCGACCAAGAAAAATGTCCAACAAATTCAAGTAAAAAAGACGAGATGGTAAAATATTGTATCTCGAAAGGATATGAGCCCTATTGGCAATGTGAAAGGGTTTACGATGGACATGGTTAAAAATATGTTGTATATCCTTGGATTGGGCTATATGGGTGGATCCATCTCTTCCATGAGCAAATCCGGAAACGAATTATTTCCCTATGACTTGTCACAACCTCCTTACAAAGGACCTCTTTCGACAGGAGACGAAGAAGGACTGTTGGAATATCTGTGGCCTATGAAATCGGTAGGATTTCCCTATGCAACCATGAATCAACTGGGAGAAAGTAATGGTTCACAATACTTGAAATGGTTACTAGAGACGTGTGCTTACTCCTTTGCAGCATTCCGATATGCGTGTTCGACTTCTGCAAAAAGTGGCGAACGTATCTCCAAAGCGTGGGGAGGTGACCTTTTTCGTTTCTATGTCATGCCCTTTATTTTCATTCACATCATGCCGGCGGTACCCATTCTTATGCTGATAGTAACCTTTTTCTCTTCTTTATTTGCCGCAAATAGATATGGTATGATGTATGTGATGTCGCCATTGACTGGGTGGGGGTATGGATTGAGCTTGTGTGGCAAAAGCATTACGTTTGGATGTCTGATGAATATGGTCATGTTAGGGATCGCTGGTTTGATGCTTCCCATCATTCATGTTCCTTGGTGGTTTGTCGTGACCCTTGCATTGACCTTATATTCCTATGTGATTTTGTTATTGTCTCCCTTTTTATGGACGAATGGGTTGTCGAAAACGTTTCAAGAAATCAATAAGTTTAAACGAAGTCTTGTCATTTTGTTCATGTATTTTACCTTGAAATCCGCACATCAATTTTTGACGACACAGGTGTCTAGTGGGTTGCTCATAGGGGCTTTGTATGTATTGTACCTATTGTTTTCTGGGAAGATGTGTTGATTGAAGAGCCGTTCCATAACAATTGGCGACCAATTGAGAGGGAGATTCTATGTATTCTATACGAAACCCACTGAGACGTTCAACACCTTTTTCATTCATTACTTCCAAGAGTTTGTTCATCGCATCCTGTTTGAGGTCTTCGTAAATCGTTAATTCAAATCCACTTTTTCCAAAATGATTGAGTAAATTAGTCCCAAAGGTACGAACCATATTGACACCCTTAATGGAAGTAGCCATCAGGATGCCACAAGATTTGTATGCAGGCGATAGATTGGGATCCGTCGAAATTCGGCCATCTTTAAAATAATTCACTTGAGTCGTTCCTCCTCGTTTGCGGGTTTTTGGCATAAGTATACTCTTCATTTTATTTCTAATAAAATTGAATCGATTCAATGATTCAATGGAATCAAACGAATCTTTTCGAAATGTTCACACTCAATCCCGAAGCACCGTCTTTTGTACCAGCTCACCTACAAGCTCCCCCAAGTATGCGAATACGAGGAAGTAGAGTACGAAGAGACTAAAGAAGACTGTAACGGAGAATGTGAGTACGATGACGATGACGAAGACGACTGTTACGTCGACTATGATGGCCAATTGGCGCTCATGGACAACGTCGGTGAATGGTTTCGTATTGGAGGCGTTGAAGGTAGATACTATCACGTCTTTGAGGATAAAATTGACGATAACAACGGCCAGTTCTACACACGACCTATCCGACGGTCGCTCACTTGGGTGAACTCTCGTAAATAGAGTGCACACCTTTTTTTACAACAATGTTCTAATGGTTCGTTAAAATTGAAACGGTTTAATATAATAAAGTATGCACAGGTGAATTTGACCATGCCGAAAGACATCGAAGAGTACCTCTCCCGAAAGAGAGAGTGTGCCTACTACGAAGAATGTTGCATCCAATCAAGAAATTGTTGTGACCAAGCAAAGAGGTTCCCCTCTTTACCCAAGGATGAGCGCCGCGCTGCACAAGACGTGTATTTCTCTCTCCGGAAAGACTATCGAATTGCCCTCGAAGACTACATGGATGCAGTTCGATACGCCAAACAAGCCAAAACCGAAGCAGCGATTGCCAAGGTCGTCGCCCGTACGCCCTATGATCATTGGTCTCTACATTTCGCATTTGCGTCAATTGACACAGACCAACATAAAGCTTTCAAAGCCAATCTAGTCAAGGAGGCCATCGCGGAAATCACCGCAGAGTATGACTGCTACGACGCCCGTGGCTACGACGCCCGCGGCTACGACAAGTACGGCTACGCCGAGGACGGTTACAACGACCTCGGTATCAACGCCGACGGTGACATCCGCGGCTACGACTAGTGGTGCAACGCCTTTTTTTTAGTTATACGCCGACGATGGCATACCATAAGATCCTCGTGGAACGAGCTTTAGGAGTGTGCCACTCTTTTTTGTGTAGGTTTAAGGTATGTGGATTCTACTACCGATACTGCTGATTTTGTTGGACGCTCTTTACATTGGTATTCAAATGACGACATTCCAATCGATTTATTTGAACATCCAGAAAACGCCTTTACAGGTTCGGCCCGCGAGTGCAGCCTTGTGTTATGTATTTTTAACGGCGTTGCTCTACTATTTCATTCTCAAACCGAACCGTCCTATCCGTGACGCCTTCCTTCTCGGTGTATGTGTCTATGGCGTCTACGATACCACCACGTATGCGTTGTTAAAGGACTATCCCCTCCAATCGGCCGTCATGGATACGGTTTGGGGAGGAATATTGTTTGCCCTCACCATTTATATTTATCGTTTGTTCTTTCCAAAATAAATAGGTGGTTGTTTCAATGTTGGTCTCGGTGTGCACCATTACCTTCAATCGTAGACCGTTTATTCAAAATATGATTCGTTGTTTTCAAAACCAAGATTATCAAGGAGACATGGAATGGATTATTCTAGACGATGGAACGGACCCCATTGGAGATTTGGTTTCAAACATTCCTTGTGTAAACTACGTACGATTAGATACGAAACATACGATTGGTCAAAAACGAAATAGGACCCATGCCTTAGCCAAGGGAGACATTTTGGTCTATATGGATGACGATGATTATTATCCTCCTACCCGCATTTCACACGCCGTGGATACCTTATTGAACAGTGAAGCATTGTGTGCAGGTTCCAGTAGAATTCACGTGTACTTTGACCATATCCATCAAATCGTGGAGTTTGGTCCGTATGCCCCGAATCATGCCACTGCAGGGACGTTTGCATTGAAACGATCGTTGTTAGCACAGACTTCCTACGATGAATCTGCGACGATGGGGGAAGAAAAACATTTTTTGAAAAATTATACCATACCTATGGTTCAGTTAGACCCTATGAAAACCATCTTGGTGGTCTCTCATCAACACAATACCTTTGACAAAAAACAGTTGTTGAAACCAAGCAGTATGGTTCGTGGAACCAACCTACGATTGAATGACTTTATTCAAGACGAAACGTGTTTAGCATTCTTCAAACAAGTTTCATAAAATTGATTCAGAACATTCCGTCTTTGGATTCTATATATACAATGATTGTTTCCGTAGAAGGAAATATTGGTTCTGGAAAATCAACCGTTTTGAAAGCAATGCGCGAGCGTTATCCCGATATCGGCGTACCCATCGTGTATGTAGACGAACCAGTAAGTCAATGGGAACAAATCAAGAGTAAAGATGGCAAAAATATGATAGAGCTCTTCTACGCGAATCCGTCAAAATATGCCTTTTCCTTCCAAATGATGGCCTACATTTCACGTCTCACCATGATTCAGGCGGCAGTTCAAGCGAATCCGAATTCGATCATTCTTACGGAACGATGTTTGCTAACCGATTACAACATTTTCGCAAGTATGTTACACGAACAGGGACAAATGTTGGACGAAGAGTTTACGATTTATAAAACGTGGTTTCACACCTTTCAACAAGAAATTCCGGTAAATTCCATTGTCTATATTCGATGCAAGCCTACCACCGCATTTACCCGTTGCAAAAAACGGGCACGTGTGGGGGAAGAAATTCCACTTGAGTATTTAACCCAATGTCATGAAAAGCACGAGACTTGGATGAATGGATACTCATCCAAACTGGTGATTGAAAACGACGAGACTACACTCGAAGAGGTATTGGCCTCCATCATCGAATTTATTAGGTAAATGTCTACACTTTTTTACGCATCTTAGTCATGAAGACGCGTAAAATGTCCCCTTCTGCATTGGCCACACGTATGTTCAAACAGCGTATTCGGTTTGATGATCGCACAGACCATTTATTGTCTAACCCAACCACCCATCAAAATAAAAAAGATGACCTGTGTAACAACAACCAGTGTGTGAATCCTGAATTTAAACAACTTGGGTTTGGACAATTGCCACGTCGTATGATGCCTCAATTTCCTAGTGTAAAAGAGGCTCGTGCTCTTATTTCTAAAATAAACAAACGTTTCCATTTACAGGTGAAAGGGTCTTTCAAACAAGTATCCATCCACCAATTGCATCCAACTCAAAATGAAATAAGTCGTTCACGCGTAGAGGACATTTTAAATAAAAATACAAAGACGATCCTGGAACGTGCATCCAAACCCCCGATGATTACATCCAATACTGGATCGGTGATTGATGGGCATCATCGAAGTGAAGCGCTTAAATTGGCCGTCAAACAAAACTACTTGAAAGCATCGGATAAAGTTCGTGTTTTCGTCATTGATTTACCCGCGTGGACCATTTTATCCATGGCCAATTTGTTTGGGTACAACAAAGAAAGTCAGTCCTTTTAAATCTCAAACATTAAGACTACCAAGAAATAATAGGGTATGTTTTTTGTGAATCACGAAAAAGATGGTTTTGGTAAAGTCAATGGGAAGTTTTAATACATCTGCAATAGAAATGATCCATTGATGCATTTCATTGGATAGATTTAACGCTTTAATGTATAGGGTAACGTCTCGCAAGTCATCCACTTGTCGAAGTATACGTTTGATTCTACGCATGAAACGATGTATGCACTGGTTCGGTGTGCCTTGAAACGGTGTAAAGATTACTTCTTGTACACCGACAACTCCATTGGTCTTTGTGCTTTTACACGAAACCACAAGCCGTTTCATTTCATAGTTATACTTGGACTTCATTTATATTCGATTTTTTCGCGTTGATCTAAAGAAGTTCTAATTGGTTAAAGAACTCTTCAATGGCCGACGGATTTGCACCTGATACAGAGAGGTCTGCGTTGAGTGTATAATTACCCGCTTCGTAGGCCAATAAGGTAGGAACCCCCTTGATCTGTTTTTTACTACGTAATGCAGCATAAATATCCGCATCCTTGTCACGGTCCAATTGTATCAGTTTATACGATACGGTCTTCATTTTTTGTTGGACTAAAGGTTTTGCTCGTTCGCAAGGGATACAATTATTTCCGGTCACGAATACAATCAAAATCGAGTTATTTTGATCCAATTCTTTGTAAAAGTCTTGACGGTTCATCTATATCCATTCCACAGATGGTTTAAATCACTTATGTTTTTCAAAATAAGTGTGTAATTCTTTTCGTTGTTGATTCGAATGTTGTTGCTTGGCTTTGGCGAGAATGTTCACTGCATCGGTGATTTCCTGTTGACTAATAATGCCGTCATTATTAGTATCCAATAACAAATGAAATTCTCGGTATTTTTTAGGTAATACGCAGTATCGACTTTCTTCATTAAACAAGTGTTGTGTCAACACGTAAAAGGATGCCGTTAAGAATATGGAGATGACAAGATCACGAGTACCCATCCAACAAACCACAAAAATTAACATTTCGCGTGCAATGTTATTTCGGAAGTAAGCTTCTTGGGATGGAGACAGTTTGACGGTAATGTATTTTGAACCCACGTTCATTAAAATCATCATGATGCCTGTAAATACCTTTGAATTATTGAGACTACGTAGTCCATTTTGTAAGAATAACCAAGGCTTCTTCATAACATAATATGGTATTTTATTTACGCAACGTAAAGCTAACCCGGTTTGGATTTCTTATGAAGGTACGTTGAATACCTCCTGATTTGGTTGGACTTGAAGAAGATGCATATATAGTATTATATTCTATACCACGTTGTCCTGGTGGGAAATAAATTAATGATAAAGGCACGTCCACCCTACCCTCACCATCATAATTTAGTAACTCAACTGAATCTTGGGGCAATAGTGCCACCTTTGAGTCACCAAAGATGATGGTATTAATTTTATGATTGAACACATCCGTAAATAGATTGACTTGAGTTTTAT